CTTGTAGATAATATCTAAAACCATCTCCTTGACATGACTTGATTGCATCTATGCAACCTATGTCGCCTTTGTTGTAGTGTGATGGAAAGTTTACTGGGTCATGTTTTTTAGATGACATAACACCTCTCATAGTTTCTTGGTTCTAGTATATGTAATGATTTCTTCGCACGTGTGACTCCTACATAAAATAGACGGTGTAGTTCATCTGGATTAATATCATCGTTGTCAACAGCAGACTTAGTAATATCAGGAAGAATGAGTACATTATCGGCTTCACCTCCTTTGGCAGCATGTATTGTTGATAAGGTTATGCGTGGGTTTTGTGTTATCTTTTCGTCGTTAGCTAGCATATTTCTTATATAGTTTTCTGTATCTACATCTAGACCAGCAAATGCCTTATACCAAACTTCGTCTGTTTGTAATCCGTGTTGCTGCGTACATTCTTCGATGTAGTAACCTTCTTCACTTTCGTTTAATGTTTTACCTGTTCTATACCCCTTTGTAACATTTTCTCCCAGATATGCATACACATTTTTTATTGATGCTACAGGTAATAAATGCTCCATTGAACGCCATTTTTCCCATGTTTGTATGGCCAACAATAAATCTAGCTTTACAGAATTTTTAGTTTTGTGTGCATAATACCAACCTTGTAATCTACATAAATCTTTTATCTCGTCTAAAAAATAATTTGCGCTTGACAATACTAGCCACTCACCTTGTGACATGTCTACCTGTGTAACGTCAGAGTATCTTGTAAGGTCACCTTGTTCTTGTCTCGGCATATATTCTTTGTCGTATCTGTTTGTAACTTTTCTAATTATATCTTGTGATAGTTCGTGTATCGGTCCACCAGGTATTCTGTAAGATTGATTTAATGTATCTATGTGATCTACTTCGTCCTTAAGAGCGATAAAAGTATCAACGTCAGCACCAGCCCATCTAAATATAGCTTGATCATCGTCCCCTGCAATGTAGGTCTTGTTTGCTTTCTTCCAAAGAGTCCGGACCATTCTCCATTGCAAAGGTGAGAGGTCCTGTGCTTCGTCAATAAATAATACGTCAAAAGACGGTGAAACATCTTGGTCAATAAATTGTTCCAACATGTCATCATAATCATACAATCCTTTTTCTGTTTTATACTTCTTAAGTTCTTGATCTAAAAGATATAATAGATCTCGCTCGATGTCCATGTGATGTTCATTTTTGTCATATAAATCTAAGACAGGCATTTCTAAAACTCGTGCTTTGTTAATTAGTCGTAAATATTCATTGTCAGAATTAAACACACCATCCTCATCATTGTACCACGCTGTCTTGATAGGTATGCCACACTTTAAACCAAAGTCTCTGTAGTCTGGAGACTTCATCACACGCTCCTTGTTCATACCTAAAGTTCTAAACGCAAGTGAGTGCAGAGTTCTAAAATATGGTATCTCTTTTTGATCTATCATAAATTTTTGTTCTGCTCTGTGTGTTGCTTCCCATGCAGCTTTCTTTGTAAAAGAAAAGTACCCTATCTTTTTTATGTCTGTGCCAGCTCGTAAAAAATCTTCTACTAAATTTAATAGTGTTGTAGTTTTACCTGTGCCTGGTGGTCCTAGTATTATTGTTTTCATTAGAAAGGTGACTCTTCATATTTAACTTCTGATATTTCTGGTTCCTCATCACTTTCCATTTTCATAGATTTAATTTTTATGACATGTGGTGTCTGCTGTTTTATTTTCATACGGACTTCTTTTTCAAAATTACTAAGATTTTTTATTAAACTCGCTGTCTTTTGTCTGTCCAACTCCCAGTTGTTTCTTTTTGCCCACCCATAAAAATCATCCATTCTAAAATAACAAAAATTATCTTCGTCAGTCCACGCCATCTTTCTAAGTATGTCTTCTTTTTTTCTACCCTGTGGTCTGTTGACTGTAAAATCTTTTAATAAATTTACTATAAAGTATTTAGGATCTAATGATTGCAACGGCTCACTGTGATCAACACTCGCCATCAACTCTCTTAGATATAGCTTTCTCCAGTTCTTAGGTGTTACATCTGGTATCACTACATCTATTTGATCTAACACCGCTGTTGCAAATAACTCTGGGTTTCTTAGTTCTACAGTTTTTAATTCTATTCTTGCGTCATCTACATTTAAAAACCATTGTGGAGGTTGTGATGTGACTCGTACTAAAGCGCTCAACCTTGGCATCTGTTCTTCTTCATAACCAACACCATACATTTTTGTTGCGCATTTAGCTGCGTTGCACACACCACAGATAGGTTGTTCTTTGCATTTATACTTGTCGTAATCTTTTCTTTTTAAAGATTTTATTAGCATTTGTACCTCTGTATTACCAAGAGGTGGGTCCATAACCTTAAGATTATCAGCGACCAACATATTTTCCCAATCATCTGGACTAGATTTTTTTCTGTACACACCAACATTAAATAAGCCATTGTTTCTAGATCCTTCGCCAAACCCTTCGTCTGCTAGTCTGTTTAGACAAGGTGGACCATCTGGAAAATACTCTTGTTTCTTTGGTGGTTCTTTTATTTGTATGCTGTCTATCTGTTCTTCTGTTTGTACAAATGTATCATACATAGAATAGAATGATTCTAAACTAGCAGCACCACCATTTTCATCTAGCGCATATCTCAAACCTTTTGTTCCTGCATGGTACGGTAAATTTAAAAAATTACCTACGTCACCTCGCTCGGCCAATAACTCTGTTTGTTTTGGAAATACCTCACTACCCTCGTAGCCCAATGCCGTTGCCATTTGTTCTAGTTTATCTTTCATAAGAAATGCAGGAATAAATTTATCTGCAAACAAAAACAAGTGTGCGCCACCTGACTTAGATCTAAATGTTATCAGAGGAAATTTCAGTTCTTTTATTTTTTGTAAAAGTTGTTTGTGATCAAGATTGTATATGTCAATATCAATACAACCCCACCTGCATTTGTTTTCTTCGTTTATAGGAATAACACCTAGAGCAGGTAATAATTTTCCATTTGCATCTGTTTTACCTTCTATGTGATCTTTCCACAATTGCTCTGAAACTGTTTCTCTTCGTATCCATGGGCGACCTTTCTCTTTACCTCTGGCATCTTTTTTACCAGACAGTATCAGTTGTCCAAACGCACTGTTATTACCTTCAAATATTTCTTTAAACCTCACTCTTCCGTGGCCTCCCTGTTCTTGGTTTACCTCTGTTTGGTCTAAAGGTAGGTTTACAAATGTCGTTGCAATATATTTTTTGTTTTTGCCATTTAGTTATTTCAAACTTTGTCTGGCATGTCGGGCATATCCTTATCATTTAATCTCTTTAACCTTTCTTCTTTTTGTCTTTTGGACTCTTTTGTACTCATATCCCACAACTCGTCTTGGGCTAGCCAATACTCGTCAAACGTCAGAGACGCGTAAGGGGGGATGTGCTTACGCGTCTCCTTCTTCATGATTAAAACGGCACCTCGTCCTTAGACTTAGCTTCGCCGTCACCACCATGTTTTGCAGTTACGTCACCCTTGTTTACGGAACTAGCAAAACTTTTTGCAGCACAATACAAGTCTACATCTTGTACAGGCCCAACCTTTTCTATAGTCCAACCAAACCAAGTTCCCTTGTCATTTGATTGTTGTACAGTTTTAAGATTGTAAATGTGACTATACATAGCCGGTGTGAACATACCACCCTTCCCTTTAAGTTTGATACTGTTCATCATAGAGTTCCATGATCTACTGACTTTTAGTTGTGTAGACTTCATAGAAATCAATGCTGATGTACCATCATCAATCAACACAAAATAAGATGCTGTGTTCTCAAGATAGTTACCGTTTGGTAATCTGTCTTTATAACTAGCATCTCTTGTTGCTTCTTTGATAATGCCACTATCAACAGAGTGTATAGCTACAGGAGCAGTTGTGCCCTCGCCTCTATCACTCCACTCGACATATTCCCGTTTGTAATAGCATGGAATAATATTTACTCCTGCCTCACCGTCATACAGTTGCTTAGTCACAGTATTAAATATCATACCTGGCTCAGCACCATCCACATATTTGGCGTCCCTTTTATTACATTCAGGTGATAGTTGACCTAATACTCTAAGAAATGGCAATGCATAATCGTCTGAGTCCATATTGCCAAAACTCGTATCAGCGTCTTCTTCAAACATGCCTGTTAAGGCAACATCTGATTTCTTTTTTTCAGCTACTTGGTTCATGTTTATTTTCTCCTTGTTTCATGATTCATTTTTTCCGGCTAATTTTAGTTTGATCCTTTACAAACAAATGAAAAGAATCCGAGGGCATGTCGAGGCCGGCCTCGACACGCTCTCTATAAAGAGCTTTCAAAGTCATGGGCTCAACTTTTGATTTTTGTTGTGGCTCATAACCCGACTGCTCCGCAAGGTCCAGGAGATCCTTCGCCTTGTTATCTTCGCCTTTACCGAACGTAACAAAGACTTCATTTTTAATGATGTCCTCTAGCCCGTTTTCTCGAAGCCATGTGTAAGCTGACTCAACATCGTCTTTTTTGATGGTGCAACTGTAAGATTTTTTTACCTCTACAGAGCTGCCGTCAGCGAGTTTCAAAGATGACAACCCTTGCTCTGCTAGCATATTAGGTATTATCTCTGAACTAATCTTGTCTGCTTTTTCTTTTTTTAATTTTATTTTTTCTTCTAGCTCCGCAATTTCGTCTTCAAACGCCTTGAGCTCTTTGCAATATCCTGCCAAACTAGAAATATCAGTCTTCTCTATAATTTCCTGTTGGTCTTCTTCAAAATTGATTTCTGTCATCATCTATTCCTTTCTCAAATAAATTAAAATTAAGTGGATAGTATCTTGTCTCCTGTCTATCCCACTTTAATAAATTAAATCTTCCTTGTGTTATATCACTAACAATTGCCGTTGACAATCCTATGATAGCAGGATCACCAGAACAAAGTATATAATCTGTTTCTTTAAAATCTTGTAAATTTTTTCTCATTTTATGTATGAAAGGTTGTGGACTAAATAACATCTGTGAATTTTCTGGTAAACAAATAACCAAATATCCGTAGTCAGACGCTGTCAAAATATTTATATTTCTTGGAGGGTGTTGCAAAACATAGACAAAACTCTCATCAGGGTTTGCCTTGTTAAATTCCAAAAATTCTGCCAATTGTTTTGGCCTGTACAATTCAAATAATTTATTTCTCATTTCATACTTTCTTATGTTGACATTGAACATAGTCATGATTATATGATTGTCAAGAAAGAATAACGAAAATATGATAAAAAATTATAAGTTTAAGACTAAGCCATACGAGCATCAACTTAAAGCGTTAGAGAAATCCTGGGCTTCTGACACTTATGCCTTGTTTATGGAAATGGGTACAGGTAAATCCAAGGTCCTTGTTGATAATATCGCTATCCTGTATGACAGAGGCGCTATCAAGGGTGCCTTGATTGTAGCACCGAAAGGTGTGTACAAGAACTGGGACGCAATAGAATTTCCAACACACTTACCGGACCATATAGAATGCACAAAAGTATTATGGGAACCAACAGCGACGAAGAAAAAACAGGCTGAACTTGACACATTATTTGACGATAAAGGTGATCTTAAGATATTGATAATGAACGTAGAAGCATTTTCTACGTCAAAAGGACTGGACTTTGCGCGAAGTTTCCTTAACATTTTTGTTGGAAGAGCTTTGATAGGGGTTGATGAATCTACGACGATCAAGAATCCGACAGCAAAGCGAACAAAAAATATTTTAAAAATAGGGGATCTAGCGAAATATCGTAGAATCTTGACAGGCTCTCCAGTTACAAAGTCACCTCTTGATTTGTTTAGTCAATGTGAGTTTCTAGACCCATACCATCTGGGGCATGCCTCTTACTATAGTTTCCGTGCACGCTATGCAAACATGGTCAAAAGAAATTTCGGCGGTCGACAAGTACAGCTTGTAGTATCTTACAGAAGACTAGATGAACTAGCAGATATATTAGATAAATTTTCTTATCGTGTGCTTAAAGAAGACTGTTTAGATTTACCAGAAAAAGTATTTACAAAACGATTAGTAGAACTGACACCAGAACAAGACAAAGCATACAAACAAATGAAACAAATGGCACTTGCAATGTTAGATAATGGAGAAGTTATGACAACCGTAAATGTTATGACACAATTGATGAGATTGCATCAAATAACTTGTGGCCATTTCAAGGCGGATGATGGCACAACTACGGCACTAAAAAATAATCGTATGGACGCATTGCTACAACTATTAGAAGAAACAGACGGCAAGGTGATTATCTGGGCAAATTACAGGGAAGATATAAAAAATATAGTCGCTGCTCTGAAAAAAGCTTACGGAGATGCGTCTACAGTCGAATATCACGGTGGGGTGGACTCTACCCTCCGCCAGGAGCATATTGCTCAGTTTCAGCAAAAAAACGGCCCTACACGCTATTTTGTAGGAAATGCACAAACTGGAGGGTATGGAATTACCCTGACTGCTGCTAACACAGTAATTTATTATTCTAATAGTTATGACCTTGAAAAAAGACTGCAGTCAGAGGACAGAGCGCATCGTATTGGCCAGACTGGCAGTGTTACCTATGTTGACTTGATAGCTGAAAATACTGTAGACGATAAAATAGTTAAATCACTAAGGAACAAAATAAATATAGCTAATGAAATTATGGGCGAGGATATCAAAGACTGGATCTAGAGAATTATATTTTCGTATTTGGTCCTGCCTTCTACTTTGCTCGCTCTTAACACTTGTTTTCTTGGCTCTCCCGTCACCGCTGAACAGTGCACCCATCCAGAGTTCGGATCTCCCTCATCATAAAATTCCAGAATTAACTGGTCAAATTCTGTATTTTTACTAATCCACGTTGCAAGTTCCTTGTTGTCAATTCCTGCTATCTCGAAGTCTGCTGCCTCACCCC